AAGAATCAGTATTCCAAGAATCAATAAAATAGATATTATACCAATAATTAAGCATTCCATGAACATTATCTATATATTGATAACAGAAAAAAGTAATTAAATATAAGAAAACAGTAAGAAAATTGAAAATAATTTTGGTTTAGAAATAACATAATATTAATATTATATAATATGGCAATGACAAGTCAGTCTCAAATTTTACCTGTTAAAGATGATTGGTTAGAAATTTATAGTTCTAAATTTAATGTATTTAGTGGAGAAAACTTTAGTGTTGATCAAATACAAGTTATTGGTTCAATACTGAAATATGTCGACAAAAAAAAGAATATTGAATATACATCGTCCGTATTATATGATGTTGTCAGATACACTAATATAACTAATTTAAACAAAGAATTTTATAAATTTGAATTAAGAAGTTTAAATGATGATACTTGTATTTATAATCTTGAAGTACTATTTTATGCTAATATGTCCAAAATTGAACAGCAAGTTATTTCAAAAGGCGATATTCCTAATAAAGAAAGTTTTTTCCGATTCCTTCAGTACACATATAAAACATGTGAGGCTAGACTAAACGATATGATGAATAAAGCAATGAAACCAGCTATTTATAACAATACTAATTTTCAATATCCTAAGGAAATCAAAACAAAACTGTATATTTACCAAAGGGAAAATATTAAATGGATGTTGGATATTGAAAAAAATATTTCAACACAAAAATTATCATTTTCTCAACCAAATGTTTTTAAATATAAAAATCTTTATATTGATGTTAGACATAAAGTAATTTACTTCAAAAATAATAAATCGGCCATATCATTTTTTGGAGGTGTACTTGCGGATCAGGTTGGTTTAGGTAAATGCGTTTCCAGTCAAACACAAATATATATAAATAGGCACTTAGAAAAAATAGAAGACATTTATAATAACTATTCTGATAAATCAACAGAAGTATTTGATGGCGAAGGATATTGGTATACTCCCAAACAACAATTAATTGTTAATTCATTAAATGAAAATACAAACAAAATAATTATGACAAATGTGAACAAAATTTATCGGCAAAAAGTAAAAACTAAATTGAAAAAAATTATACTTGCTAATGGCAATACTGTTACGGTAACATACTCTCATAAACTATTAACTAATAATGGTTGGAAAGAAAGTAAAAACATTTATGTGGGAAATTCAATATATGTTTCTAAGGTTTTAAAATCAAATAATAATGAGGTTTATTATGCAAAAATTAAAAGTATAAAAGATGTGGATTATGATGATTGGGTTTATGATTTAGAAATCAAAAAACATCATAATTTTGTTGCAAATGGAATTATTTGTCATAATACCCTGTCAAGTATTACATTATCATTAATGAATCCTGCTCCAAAAAGTATATTAGATTCATTGCCTACTCCTAAGATTAATTATCAGGATGAAAACAAAAAATGGTTATGTCGAGCTGTATTAAACAGTGGAAAAAATAAGGGAAAAATGTGTAGTAGGAAAGTTGCGGACGAAAGCGGAAATGTAAAAGAGAAAAAATATTGCAAACGACACTGTAAAAATTTAACAGTTGTTGATAAAACGGGCAAACGTGATTACGTAAAAATACCCCAGATAAAAGAAAAATTATTTCGAAAAGTTAACTCTACAGATTATACACACATTAATACTAGTGCAACATTAATTATTAGTCCTAATCAATTATGTGAACAATGGAAAAATGAAATTCATAAAAATGTTGGATCTGATCTAAAAGTTTATCTTATAATAACAAAACCTGTCTTTGAAAAAATTCGATATAGTGATATTATTGATGCTGATTTTGTTATTGTATCTTTCAATTTTATGGTAAATCCATGTCACCGTAACAAATGGCTATATCACAAATTTTCCACAGGAAAATATTATCACAATACTTCCGATAAAATAAAACAAATGAGTATTGATAAACTAAAAAATGAAAATATTCTTAATGATATGGGACCAATAATTCCATTATTTTGGTGGCATCGTATTATGATTGATGAATTTCATGAATTAGGTAACTACAATTATGAATTGCAACCTCTGATACAAAATTTAAAAAGCACATATAGATGGGGTATTTCTGGAACTCCATTTGCTTCTGGTCAAGAGGGATATAAAAATATTATCAGGTTTATTACTAATTCCACAGATGATCATCCGAATCATCCTCAAATACACAATTACATAACAAGTAAATTGTTCCGTAGAAACACAAAAGAAAGTATTAAAAACGAGTTTACTTTACCACCTATAGTAGAAGAAAATATTTGGCTAAATTTTTCAGATGTTGAAACTGCAATGTATAAACACAAGATATCAATTAATACAGACTCTAACATGAGAGATATTTATCTTAGACAATTGTGTTGTCATCCAAATATTGCGGCTGCTACAAAGGAAATTTTGAATAAATGCAAAACTCTTGATGAAGTTAAGGAAGCAATGATCACAGAAAATCAAGAAAAAATTAATCAATTAAAAAGAAAAATATCTATTAAGATACTGCATCAAAAGAAGATAAAAAAAGAGCTAAATTATGCAGAAAAAAATAAAGGAAGTATTTCGGATGACGCTCTTGCTGAAATCAAATATAGAATGAGAACTATTAATAGGTTACTTCCACGAATGAAAAAAGAACTAGAAGGTCATGAGGCTGGTCTCAAATACTTCACACAAATCATTCCTAAACTTGAGGAATGTAGTTTGGATGAATGTCCTATCTGTTTATGTGAAATCGATGACACTGATATTGGTATGACAATCTGTGCTCACTTCTACTGTTATGAAGAATGTCTTAAAGATATTATTCGTACAACTGGTAAATGTGCAATGTGTAATAGAGTTTTAGGTCCAGATGATGCATTTTTAGTACAAAAAGAGGCATTACAACAACCCAAAAAAAAATCTAAAGAAGATGAACAATTAGAAAAATTAATCAACAAATATGGTACAAAATGCTCTCACCTGATTATTGATTTAAAGAAAATTTTGAGTCAAACAAATGAACATATGATTATTTTCTCACAATGGGATACAATGTTAACTGAAATAGCAAATATTCTTCGTGCTCATAAAATTAAATGTTTACCATGCAAAGGATCAATTTATCAGAAAAATAAAGCTATTCGTTTATTCAATAGTGATGAAGATTATAGAATTATTCTACTATCTACAGAGTATAGTGCCGCTGGTATTAATCTGACAAAGGCTTCAACTATTATATTTATTGATCCCGTTTATGGAAGTGAACAATATCGTTTGAGTGTAGAATGTCAGGCAGTAGGTCGCGCAGCTCGACTTGGACAAACTAAACCAGTAAAAATAATTCGATATTTAATTAAAGATTCTGTAGAAGAAGATATCTTTAAATCTAGTTATAAAACAAAACTTGATATTAACAAACTGGGTGAAATTAAATTCTAAAGATAATCTTTTATTTTTGTGATATCAATTTTAAATTTATAATTATTAGAACTTGAATTTGTAAAATTTATTATTAATATGTAATTATTTATCTAAGTTGATTTAATTTTAATCAATTTGAAACAAACTAAACTAGTAAAAGTAATTCGCTATTTAATTAAGAATTCTGTAGAAACAAATATTTACAAAATAAGTTATAAGACAAAAATAAATATTAATAAATTAGGTGATATTACATTTTAACCAGTTATTTTTTATCATTATACCAATATATAGTAAATTGTAATATCGAAATAACGTTTTTTTCATTAAAAAATGACTGAAAGTACAAGATCTGTACATTTTACAGAACCTACCCAACAATCTCAACCTCCATCAAATTATCAATCAAGTGGATATAATAATGGAAGACATAACAACAATGGTGGACAAAATAACAGTGGATATAACAATCGTGGATATAACAACCGGGGATATAACAATGGAGGACATAACAATAGTGAATATAACAATAGTGAATATAACAATCGTGAATATAACAATCGTGGATATAACAATCGTGGATATAACAATAGTGGATATAACAATAGTGGTAGAAGATATGAAAGAAGTAAAAGTCGTTATCTTACAAAATCACAGGTTGGAGGGTTAACAAAAAATATTCCCCCAAAATATAAAAAAATAGCAATATTTGGAATTACTGTGGCCACAATAGCAACTATAATTTGCTATTTTTATTCACCAGAAATGTTTTATCGCAATAAAAAAATGGATTTTATTGATAAAATTAAAATTATTGCTACTTTATTTATTATCATTCTTGTTGCTTATGTTGTAGTTCATGCATTTCTTAATACACTCATTGATGGATTTATTTAATATTGGTTAAAACATATTGAAGTGTTATTGGATACAATTGTTTTAAAATTAATTGCTTATCTAAAAATAGATCTTTTACACTTTTACCATTATTATTTTTTATATAAAAATCAGAATTATTTATAACAAACCATTTAATTATTTTAAGTAAATAAATATCAAAATTATCCAAGTTAACTTGATTAGATGTTTCTGTAATAATAATATGAATATTATTTAAAAGACTTGTTATCAGACAATGTAAAACTGTATTTCCATTGTGATCAACTAAATTAATATTACATCCTGCCTTGGACATTGAATCTAATATTGAGGGTGATATTAATTGATGATTTATTAATGTATGAAATATTGTTTGTCCATAAATATTTTGATGATTAATATCAATAATATTAAGAATTTTATTGAAATATCGTTCTACAATAGCAAAAATTTCCGTTTTGGTGCTATATTGAATTCTATGACAATTATCAAATAGTTCCATAATATATTTACTTGTTGTTGCCATAAATTTCCAGAAAAATTTAATGAAAACTTGAATTGCATTATTTTGTTCCTTATCACAACAATTTATATTTAAACCTTTTTTTATAAATAATTGAATAATATCCATATACACATCAAATTCATTTTCATTAAAATTCCAATATTGTATTCTATTTATAGTTTCAGATATAATTACGTATATTACATTGAATCCTTTATAGGTACTATCCACATTAATACCATTATCAACTAATAACTTTAAAAATTCATAATTTCTGGAAAACACACATTGCCATAATGCTGTTACCTCTTTAGAATTTTTTTTATTAACATCAACTCCCATTTTTATCAGAGTTTGAAATATTATTTGGGCTTTTTTATTTGGAGTTTTTATCATTTCATGTGTCCATCCTCCTCGTCTACGTCTGCCTGTAGGTTTTCTACGTTTATAAGATTTGGTAATCCAAATTCTATCTAATGCCATCAATGGAGTTAAATGGGATTCAAAGGTTCTATTTTTCCAATGATAGTTATCACATCCACCACATTCACATACTTTATTGAGGTTAACATTATTTGATAATAATTTGTTGGTCATTTCATAATTTTTATTGAGTATTGCATGAACTAATAAATTTACGGTTTTTCCTCCAATTGTCTTAAGATTTGTAATATCAATTGATAATTTGGTAATGAATTCATCAAGTATTTTATTTCTATTTTTGCTCACTAAAGTTAATATTATTTCTGTAATATTTTCAATGATCATACCAGATAATAATATTACTTTAATATGATCAATTTTATTTCTAGTAATAGTTTTTGGATTAAATGTTATTTTTTTGTTTTTTAATTTGTATTTACTTACAACAAACTTAAGAATTGTTGTATCTTTGAGTTTAATCATTTCATTTATGTCTAATTTGTCCAAAACAATATCTTTTTCTATGAACAATTGCAGTATTTCAAGATCTTCTGGAACATGTACACCACGTTTAGCCTTTAATCTCTGCAATATATAGGTAAACGCCGTCTTTCCACTATTTATTATATTTATATCGGCTCCATTGTCTATTAATATTTTGGCCAATTCAAAACTACCATTTTTGCAAACAATCATTAATGGAGTCTGCCCATTTTTTTTTGAATTTATTTCGTCTTTATTATTATCAATAATATCCTGAAATTTAATTAAATCATTGTATCCAAGTGTTCTACAACATTTAAATAATTCCATTATTAATATACAGAAATATACTAAATAATTGGATTAATACTTCTTCAATTATTTATCTAAAAATAAATTACTGAAGAATATATATATATAGACTGATGATGCAATCCTTTGTTTTAACACAAAAAGAACAAGATAAAAGAAATCCTCAGAAAGTTTTAGAAAAGAAAATTCCTCAATATATAATTGGAGCATTCAGTATTGTGGCCGCCTTAGCTTGGAATGATTTAATTAAAGATATATTCAAACATATCACAACTGAAAGTGTTGCCGAAAAAATTATTTATAAATTATGTTATGCAATTTGTGCAACTCTTTTTGTTGGAGTTGTAGTATTTATAGTTTATAAGTGTAATATTTTATATTATTTATTCAAAAATAGTATAATTAAAAATAAAATAAAGTCAAAAATTAAACAGAACTATATTTTGTACGATCATTTCTAACTTTTAATGTAACAAGTACGACAACTATGACCACACCAATAATAGTGCCAATTACCATTGTTAGAATACCCATTCCAATAATCAGACCAATATGTGATTTTTTATTATCCATTGTTTTTATTCCCCGATTTTGATATTCAATTAATTGATCATCAAACGTAACAGATGATGTTATATTAACAACCAAAAAGTTATTTGTTTTTGGAATTGGAATAGTATCAACAAAAGGTGGAGGAGGTTGACCATAACCTGGTGGAATAATTTTAATTCTACTGGTGCTTTGCACATCCTTAGCTTAAAGCTACGCGTTCCTTTAGCGACAGCTTCGCGGTCGCGTGAGGTCCCTTTCAGGGATGAGCGTAGGAAAATCGAAGATTCCTTTAGCGACAGCTTTGCAGGTCGCGTGAGGTCCCCTTTGGGGATGGGGGTATCGTCCCCCCTTCGACCTCTGTCTCCAACAATGGAGGAGATTGAGGGAAGAACTAATATCATCTTTTATTCCCATACAGAAACTCCATTCACAATTATTAATTATACCTAGAGAGTGACGATCAAATCCGGGAAGACATATTTTTTTTCCATTAGCAAGTGGATTTCCTTTTTGACAAGTAAACATTCCACCGTTATATTAGACCAATGATTAATTACTTGAGAGAATAAACTATAATCTGACTCGGGACGTTTACTCATAACTCCCCAATCCGGTAAAAGATGTGTCCCTTCATCACTCAACTTTTTTTGTT